GGATGAGATAGTCTCGGAACTTGTGTATACCTACCTTCATTGCACTAAATTCTACTAGTGCATGAAGTGTGAGGGTACACACTGCCCAAGACGAATACTAACCTAGAGGTTGTCCAACTGCCCATCGGGTAGTTGGCGAGTCATAATTCTTATTATGATGAAAATCACGATTTTGAATTACATCTTGCCACAGATGGCTTCCTTTCTCACCTAGAAAGCGACTTACCAGCACTCGCTGCGGTTCCTAAGGGAATCGATCTGTGAATGCTGTTATATCGCTCGTACAACATATCCGTCCCTCTTTAGTCCTTCTTTTAAGGATTTGAGAGGTACGGTCTTGATTGTATGTACAGTCGGTTCGTAGTTTCTTTAGAGAAGCTATGAACTCGTCATGTACAGGTTTCTAAGCTAGTTGGGACCAATAGTCTGCCAAGGCAATAGGTCGGGACTTCCCGGCCTTATCGCTAATGACAGCTACCCTACTGTGGATGTTCTTTTCTCCAGCTCCTGAAAGGGAGTCAAAGTATGAACGCTACCCTTGTCCCCAAGTAATTGAGGTCAAGGCGTTTAGAGATCCGTAAAGACTTGGATTATCCTCCTAAGCCCGTTTGTCATGTAGTGCATATAGCACTGCCATTCCATTCGGACCGGAAGATGATCTAAGTGCGATAGAATCAAGTGGACGTAGTCTTGAAGGGCTATATCCTGTCCAGGTACTACAATATTCGGAGAACTTATTCAATTCTTCGGTGTTTGCAGTGGACGGGGCTTCGATTGATTTAGTATCCAGCTCAGCTGGCTATTTCAATAGATTTACCGAACCAAAAAGTGTGTTTACACGCCTTTTGTCCTGGATTGTTGATGACAGAATGAGGTCTTTCCAAGGTATCAATACCTTAGGAAAACCAGTTCTTGTTACCTTTGTAAATGGGAGAGGCTCTGGGGTAATACCCATGACCTTCCTGTTTACAAAGTTCTTGTACAGCTTCAACTGTGCAATTGCGCCTTTCTTACCTTTGTGGTAAGCCAGGTGCCTAACAAGTTCAATTATTCTGTCTACGTAGTTTGCCGGAATGGAATCAATCCGGGCGGCGACCTTGAGGTGATACTCGTATGAGTAAAGCCACTTGGTCAATGCTCGTGTCGTTTTCATAGTACTTAATTTATTAAGTGCTCTCGCTAGGCGAACCTAGGTGCGCTACTTTCCTCTTGGTAAAAGAGGGGAAAGCGGTGTGAGAAGGTAATTAGGGAGTTGAGCTCTTCTCGTTGCCCC